ATTTTGAATATCGACTGCAATTACATCACTGCCTTCCTCTAAATAATATAGAGTATGTGTATCGCTTAAGCTAATTGACTCTAATTGACTATTTGTTCCACTAACAGTTACGCCAATAGACTTACTTAGTTGATTTGTAAACCTATTTACACGCAGAATATTATCATTATCAGGAGGACTTACAGGAGTACCGTCTATAGTCCAACTATAGGCCGGACTATTAATATTTGATATGCTGGCGACTACATCAATATACTCAGGTAATGCTTGTGCTGCATTTCTAGCACGTACAAATGCTAATCTTTCACTACGCAAATTTACTTGTGATGCAGTAGCTCCACTAATACCCTGTTTGGACTTTGAAAGATTTTGCCTGATTTCGCGTACACCCAATACTCCTGCAAGTGTTCTATAGGTGATCTCAAATACAACATTTGCAGTATCAGCAGTCATTGCTGCGTGAGCACCGTAACTATATCGTTTTGCTACCGTTTGTAATGTACCAGTACCAGGAGTAATGCCAGTACCAGTAATAGTTGTAACGGCCCAAGTTCCTGGAGTGGGTACTGATCCTTGGCTGGTAGGAGTTAGCTTTGTGGTGCCTTCGTAAACTTCAATATAAGTGGCGGTTTCTGCGTATTCAGCATTATCAACCAATCCATCCTCGTCAGCCTGAAGTTGAACCACTGGATTAGATATATCAATAGTTATTTCTTGAGTACCATTGTTTAACCTGAATACCGTATCTTCATCGTAAGTATCGGCTATTTCTGCTTTTATTACAGCATACTTTATGTCACTGGCAACATTGGCAAACTGCTGATTGGTAATTGTAATCTGATTACCAGATTGTGTAAACGCTACTGGTCCTATCTCTGTACCATTGGCTCTGAATCCACGAACAGTAAAAGTTGCAGTACCAGTTAAATTTGTAAGACTAGCTGTTGCCGTTACTTGCGGTACTACACTCAGTGCAGCATTTACATCCTCGTAGATAAAGTTATCTGGCAGTAAAGTAAGTTTTATCTGAGGTGCATCCTGACCAATACCATTAATAACATTCCAGTCGCGTAATACTTCTATATCGTCAAATACTGCCTTAAAAGTTACTTTTGCAGTATTTAAAGTACCAGTCCAGCCACTAGCACTAAATACGCCAGTAACTGGATCAATAGTTACTTGTAAACCATTGGTTTGACTACCGGATACAACACTGTACACAGGCCCATTACCAGTTATTTCTTCACTGACATTCCATACTCTAAAAGTACCTGTTGCAAATGTCGAATCAGGATCAGAGCTATTTTGTGAACGTGCTAAATAGTGTGGATCATTTGTTAGTTCGCCATATATTCTGGTTAGTTCGTCATAGGTAGTGACACTAAACTCCTGAGAGATAGTATAAACTTCAGGATCAATTCTACTTATAAAAGCATATCGTACAAAATATTCTGTATTTGTGTCTAAATCATCAATAGTAACAGAAGAGCCCACTCCGAAATCAATCGGAGTGAGCGTCTGTGGATTAAATCCTTGTGTTGTACTTACCCATACCTTTATACCTAGCAAATCATCTCGCACATCGGTTGTGCGTATAGTATCATACCTTGTAGTATAAAGTAAGTGTAAACGTCTTATGCCAGGATATAAAGTAACTGCCATATGGTTCCTTTAAGTAATAGTTTTAACAACTATTGTGCCCAGTGCACTCTGAGCACTGTACTCATTGTTTCTATTTACTGCCCTACATGCAACTCTATACGTAATACCTGCTTCAGATATTCTAGGTGTTGGTAGGTCTAATAAATTAAATCTTGCTTCTGCGGTTGTGCGAATAATTTTAATATTATTTGTAGAATTAGGCTCGAGTTCCCAGAAATCTTCAGATCCTGTGTCTTTGTATATTCTATATTCAAATACGTCAAAGTCTGCTTGCCTTACAAAGTTTTGTGAAACTTTAGCAACTACATAAGTAGTTTCCAAATCTAATAATACTTCGGGCTGTGGCGGCTCTACGCCGCTGGCACCTGCTACAAATATTACAGTATCAGTCCATGGGCCATATATATTGCCACTTTGATCTGTATATCGTGCACGTAGCTTATACATTATATCAGTGGTTAAGCCAACAAAAGTATAATTTCCGGTCTCTTTTCTCACAAAAATTGCAGTTGCAGGACTGCTGGTACTAAACTGTTCATCAGCACGTACTAGTTCAAACTGCACTTGTTTAGCATTTCCAGTTAATCCGCTAGGATTGGAGAAGCTGACTAAAGATGTAGTCTGATATATACCAATAGATATTTGCTGACTAGTTTCTCTGGTACTGGTAACACTATTAATAACAGGCTTTCCTACTATTGTACTATCTACAACACCTGTGGTGGCTGTTATATTAGAGTTATAACTTACATTTGGAAACTCAGTATTTAAATTCAACGAGTATATTTGTTCACTATAATCTGTTAGTGTTATTCTGGCAGATAAATTGCTTGTTGGTTCCACTGCTAGTACAATCAGATCTTGAGTTTCTTTATTTAACTCGCCTATAATAAACAGGTTATCGACTTCAAAGTTATCACCACTTGTAATGGCTGTACTGCAAGTTACTTCATCATAGTAACCAGTTTGTGTGACAGCCTGTAGATTTTTATAGATACTACCTACACCGCCAGTATTATTTTTAGTATTATTTCTTACTAATACTCTATACTGCTTGCCGGTTTCTAAATATATTGCTTCGCTTAGCTTTAGTGTATTTCCAGTAATTGCTTTAAGTCTACCGCTACCACTACCCCACATAGGTACATCGTGCGTTACTTTTACCAAGTCGCCACGATTGCACACCAAATATTCAAAGTCAGTGTTTAATGTATAAGTTTCTGGACGTAACTTTAGTTGTGCTAGGTGCCATTTTGCAAAGAATTTAGCCTGTGCTTGATTAGTAATACCTGGCAATTGTAGCTGTTCAAAAACTTCAGCATTGGTCTCATTTTTCTGATAATTATATACTATTATCTCTTTTGTCTGGTATGCATCAGATTCATCTTGTATAGTTACTCTGAATGCATCAGGTATTTTAGGTAATGCTTTCGTAGATTCAAAGCCCCAGCTATTATGTGGTGTAAAATGCTGCACAACATAATCGCGCGGCTTATCAATTACTACACTCCATTTACCGTCAATAAATACTGGACTAGCCATGCCTGCTGCACAAACATCTCTAATTGCATCCATTACACTAGTAGTACTAGTAAGCACGTCATTATAAGTTAACTTTGGTCTGCCAGTTGCTGAATTGGGTGTATTACAAAAATTATGCCACTCTTGAAGCTTCTGCAAATCAACCTTTTGTGCTACATCTGCAAGAAAAGTATTGCTTTCCAGCTTTGCTACTCTAAATGCGTTTGCTGGGTGCGTTAGTATGTATAGAAATAAACTGGCCGGATTATTAGTAGATTTAAATGCTTCCCATTTTCCTAGTGAATTATTCCAATCATAAGCTTGTGTTTGTACTAGCGCGTTAACGCCGTCTACATTACCGTTGACTTTATTACTACTTTGTACTTGTATAACTGTTCTGGCTAGATTACCTCGTGGTAATTTTTGTAGTGGTGTGCGCTTGCCATACGAAGTACAATTTAACAGTGCTACTTTGTGATACTTTCTGTAGTCTGTTTGATTTTCAGGATCGTCATTGTCTAATCTTCTAACACGTACTTTGTAGACTGCCTCTTCCAAACCTCGTAATGAGTGAACGTGGTTAAAAGGATCTTTACGTTTGGTATAGATATCGTTAGTACCAAAAGTTATAATAGTACCCAATGCTTTTAGTGGCGAATCACTGCTGCCCTTTTTACTAGTAACTTTAAAAGCTACTGCACAATTTCCGCCTTCGCTATTAGTAGCAACTATTCTAACTTGGTGAGTGCCAGCTTGTAATCTAAGTCTTCCAGTTGCACTAGTACTCCAACTTTTCTTTGGCAAATCAAATACTTTGGCACCGTCAATATAAATTTGAGCTTCGTCATCAACAGAAGCCTCAAAGTAACAATCTGCTGCATCAGTTAAAGTAAATGATCCGCGTAAATCTACATTCGTAGGATCGCCAGGTAACCATACGCCATTTTCCTTTAAAAATGGAGACCAGCCTTTATACACATCATTTTTGGCAACGGCTGCTGTACCACTACCGTCCTGAGCAAGGGCACTTACTCTAGTAGCAAAATGGGTATCAGTAGTTACTACTCCACCAACTGGAATAGCTTGTGGGTAATAAGTGCCACCACTTACTTGTACTAAAACATCACCGGTTGCTTGCTCGTCATATCCTGGTGTGCCAACCATTTTAGGTGTAGTTGTTAGTGTAAATCCAGTATATCCTTGACCACCTAATGCAGTTAAGTGGTTGATAGTGTCTACAACACCTACTCCACCTTGCAAGCATATACTATATAGTTTTACATAGTCAGTAGGTACATCTGGCAGTCTTTTAACTGTTTGTGTAATACCAACTACACTCGCTAGACTACTGTCCTCGAATAGTGTACGAAGACTGCTGGAAGGTTCTAAGTCTTTATTCTCTGTTGGATAGCCAGGAATTTCTATAATTTCATTCTGTGGGGTTAAACAAATTATATACCACTTATAAAGTTGCATACTAGCCATATATTCTGATCCGGCAATACTTGGGCCAGTCAGAGCTTTAGAGTATGCCTGTACAGAATTAAATGTAGTAGGATCGCTGTCAGTACCACCAGCTTGATACCTTGGTGTAGCACCAAACTCATCACCAACTTTTGCTACCTGTATTTCTACAGTTGCTGTAGTTTCTTCTACTTTGCCAGCACCATCACCATTGGTTTTTATTTTACGCATACCCTCTGGAAAGGTGAGCACAATATCTAGCCCGGTTGCTGTTTGCAAAAAGGTAACTTCTCGCCAAACATTAGTGCCCTCTTGAGCATTATTTACTAACTCACCTTGTTGCGAATATACTTGTTCTACATCTTCTGGATAACGCTTGTTAAATAAGTCGGTTTGTGTTGTATCTTCTGCAAATTCGCCTATAAGAGTATACGGTCTTGGCAAACCCTTACTTGTGTCAGCATCATAGAATGCTGCTTCCAAATTAGTTGCACCAACACAAATATCATCCACCTGTAGTGGACCAAACCCCCAAATAATCAATAGGTTAAGAATATTTGTATCTGTTAGTGTAGTGGTATATGGAGTAGCCCCTAGTAATCCAGTGTAACGTACTTTTCCCAATATTACTGGAATAGCTCCGAATCTACTAGCTTGATTACTACTACCATTAAATAGATTAAGTTGATTTGGTTGGCCTGGATCTTCACCCATTCCTGGTAGTCTTACAGGAGCAATTTTATCTACCAGTGCCATACCGGCTACCTGTACAGTAGCCGCTGCTGCGGCGGCAGCTATCTTTAAACCAACAGTTGCTTCACCAAGTGTAGCAGGTAGTAGCTCTAGCGTAGCACCATAAGTAAAATATGCGGCTACTAGTACTGCGACAGTTAGTACTAGTCTGGTAGCGGTTCTGCCTTGAGCTATTACTTTGTATGATACTTGTTGGCCATTTTTTAGTATAGTAGTATTCCATGTGCTGCGATCTAACACCACTCCATCAACGGCAACCACAATTCTAGCTTGTAAAGCTTCACTTATTTTATACTTGTGATATAAAACATCTACTATATCAGATAATCTTGTGCCAGGTAAAACTTGTTCGTAAACAGTGCCTATTTTTAGTGGGTGTGGAGCACCTACTATGGCAATATTTTTTGCAGTATCAGTGTATCTATAAAAACCTTCTAATCGCTTTGCCCACTGAATGCTGCTAAGAGATTCAATAACACTGTCTAAGCCTTCGCGACTATGTAAAAAACTATTGTTACCTACATACACACCAATGTGTATAGGCTCACCATATATATTAAATACGCAAATATCATTTTCCACTGGTTCTGTTACACTGATCCAGCGCTGCTTTTGATCTAATATAGTTGCTGACAAAGAACTATCTCTGCTGCCAGTATATAGCTCACTGTAGTCAGGTAGCTCTATATCCAGTTCGTGCTTATAGTATAGACGAGCTAATCCCCAGCAATCAACGCCGTTCCAATCTCTACCGTTTTCCTGGTATGGTAAACCAATGTATTTATCTATATTCATCAGAACAACCCTGGAAAATAATTTGGTGTAAAATTATAGCAAGGAAAAGGCTCGCGGCTATAATCTATCATATCTAGTTGTAAACTAATGCTTTGAGCATTATAAGTTGCTGCTGTAATATAGAAACCGGGAAAACTAGCTTCTACAGCATTAGGCGCACTAGCTAAAATAAGTTCTATAGTTACTTGCGTAGGATTAGTTAGTTGTGTACGAACTAGCTGAATAGCTTCTTTGGTAACATAGTTTAGTGTAATATTACATCTGCCTACGCCAGCATCTTCTTCACTAGGTAAACTTATTTCTAGTGGTAAAAATAAATAATCATTACCACGACTAGTTAGACCGTACACAACTTCTTCATCTGTAGTTAAATTAGCAAGTCTACCTGTATAACTATCTGCCAGTCGAACAGGCGTATTTGGATTTGCTGGATTTTGTATTGTTAGCAATGTTATCAACTGTTCATCTGTTTCCGTTGAAAACATGGCTTTGATGGCTTGTGGACTAAGTGTAACTAATCTTGTCATGGCAGTATTTCAAAATTTATTTGTGTTTGCCAGTAACCTGGCGCTAAGTATTGTAGCTGAAAAAATTCGCCGTCTTGTTGCGGAACGATTCTAACCTCCACAGTACCCTTAGTACGTGGATGTAAAAAATTAAATCGTTTAGTACCACGTATAGTGTCTTTAACAAAAGTTTCCAACATTTCAGCATGCTGGTCTGTCATTATAAAACTTAACTGCATAGTACTTGGTCTACGACCTCGTACTCGTTGTTTAGCAGGCCCTGCGTCAGTGGCGGATCTTAAAATATTGATCCCCACTGACTCAGTAAAACCTTTTTGCGGCACTTGAGGAAAATTATTGCTACTAGGCCAGCTTGGTATTGCCATAAATGTTATCTCCTTACGGTTGCGGGTCTAGTTACAAAGTTGCTCATCATGGATTGTTGAAGTGGGCTATTTTTTCTGCCCATTTCACTGGCCACCATTTCGCCAACAACTACCTCAATTTTGCGATTACCACGACTATCAACTGTTTCACGAGTTTCAGCCTTTTCACCGCTAAAGTTATTAACAACTACTTCTACTTTGCCTTGTTGCTGTGGCTGTGCTATAACACCTAAGTTTCCATCACCATCTCTGCGTAGTGGCATAATAGCTTCTGGACCTGCTTCGCCCATCATGCCAACACCCTTGGCAAACTTAAACATGGTAGGTTCTGCTACAACTTTATTTGTAAACATTCCGCCTTTAGCATACATTTCTATGCCTGTGTTCATATACGCAGCACCTTTTGCACGCTTAGGCATTTCACTGCTAAGCACATACATGCTGCCTTCGCCGCCACTTGGCACAAAACCACCAGCTGCGGAGCTGGCTGCAGTAGTAAATATTTTCGAAAACCAGTTGCCACCAGCTCCTGCAAAACCTTTGCCAAACATACTTTCCATCATATTCAAAATTTGCATTCTGATTATGATTCTGGCAATATCTGCAATTACTGAGTTAGCTAAGTCTTTAAAGCTCAACTTACCGGTCTCGGCAAACTTCATAAAGGCATCAGTCATTTTATCAGTAACACCTTCAAATACACCACCAATTTGTTTAGCCATAGTAGCTTGTTGGTCCATTTGATCTTTGGTTATTTGTGCTAGATTTTTGCGTCTTTCAAATTCTTTATCTGCTTCGGATTGTGCCAGTGCACCACGTTCGCGTAAACCAAGTAATTCTGCACGTAGTAAGTCGCTCATTATATAGCCTTGAGCAGCATACTTCTTGGCCCATTCAATTTCATCTAAAGCAAGTTTTTGTCTTATATCATATTGTTTTCTATCTCGATCTAATTGAGCATCAGCAACTTCAATTGCATACTGTCGCTGTGCAACTTGATCGATACTAACCCTATAGTTTTCCTGATCTAGACCCAGTTGTGTGCGCTGCATAGCAATAGCAGCTTCGCGATCTTTAAACGTAGAGTCGGCTAATGCTTTGCTTGTAGTCTGCTCTTCTTTAAGTCCTCGAATTGCATCATCTATAAAAGCTACTTGTTTTGCTATTTCATTTTTCTGATTTTCTGCGTTGTCTGCAATTGCTGCAGAAGTTTCCGCTCGGTCTTTTTCTTGTTGCAGTATTCTATTGACAGATTCTACTGCCAGCCCTGACGCACCTGCTCTTGCTGCTGCCTCAGTTCTCTGAGTTAGGGCTCTATTTTCAAGTTCCCTAATTTGTTGTTGGACGCCTTGTAGTTCCCTAGCTTGTTTATCCCGGAACTCTTCTCTGGCGGCTTCAGTTGCAAATGCTGGAGGTACTGCTTTGCCTATATCAGCTAGTTTTGCCTCTAGAACTTTTCTTTCCTGTTCTGTGCGTGCTGCGATTCTGTCCAATTCACCACGGAATTCAACTTCTGCAGTTTTAGATCTTACTGTTGCTTGTTCAACACTGCGATTTGTTATACGATAGATAACATTCTGTAGAGAAGGATCTTCTTTAGCTAGTTGTGCAAGAGTAGGTATATCTTGAGTTTTTAAAGCTTTCTGCTTACGTTCGGCTGTATCAATAGCTTTTTGATTTACCTCTAACATAGCATTACGTACAGCCCCGTCACCGGCGTACTGCTCTCTAATGTTAGCTCTCTCCTCCCGCAATCTTCTAATTTCCATTTCGCCGCGCAATAGGTCTATAGAAGTAATAAGATTTTCTTGCACTTGGCGAAGTTTAGACTCTATTTTAATGCCTTCTTTTTCAAGGCGTACTCTTTCATTAATACTTTCTTCTGTTTGTCTAGGTAGCTGAGCTAATGCAGCTCTTTGACTAGCATTCTGTATTTGCTGTAATCGCAGATTTGTCTCTTCTAGTGCAGTATTAATTCTCTTCTCTATTGTTTTACCAAAGATTTCTGCACCAGCTTTTCCTAGTTGCTCTATTAAAGGTAAATTCTTATTAATAGCGTCCCTGATTCCGGACTCTAGTTGTGGTATTAACCTTTGTAAATCAGCTCTTTCTCTTTTTGTGGCCCAATACTTTTCTGATCCCATAGCAGAAGCTTGGTACTGCTTTTCTACTTCTTTTAATCGCTGTTTTGTTTCTTCTAATAGAGTTTTCTGATCTTCTATTGGCTTAGAGAGCTCTTTGAATCTATTAGCAAGATCCATAATTCCATTGGCGGTTTCAGGATCAAAGTATTCTAATTTAGTAATACCTTCAAGAATATCTTTAAAAGCTGCAGGAGCTGCTAGACTATCCTTAAATGCGTCTCTTAATTGCACTACGTTTTTAGTAGTATCATTTAAAAATGTTTGCATTTGGGTAGGTTTAAATACAGCATTTTGAAAACTTAAAAAAGACTCTTGAGTCGCTTTATTGGTCTCTTTAATGTTTTCTGCTAAAGTACGACTATTTTGTACAATCTTTTGGGTTTGAGCAACTATTTTCTGTACTTCTTCGCCCTTTTGAATAACGTCATCTTTGCTCATGCCTTCAAAAGCTTTTTGATAGTCCAGCGTTCCAAGGCTTTTCTTTAACTTATCCTCAAGTTCTTTCTTTAGTGGGCCTTCAGGTACGGCTTTCACTGCTGCTGTTAAGCCCGCATCCATATTCTTTGCAAATTTAGTTTGTAAATCTGCTCCAAAGGGTATTTTAAAGCCGTCTAAAAACCTATCCCACCAACTAGCATATTTATCTGCTTGATTTAATGTTTGCACTAACTTATTAATATCATCAGTTAATGTTGTAATTGCTGTACCACGAGCAATTAGTGACTGAGTAGTTACTAAACTATTGGAGAACTTATCATTAACATTGGTAGCAGTTTTAGTAGATTCTTTTAAACTATCTATAGCAGTATTAAATGCATCTACTTCGGCAGAATTCTTTGAAAATATGCCATCTAAAATCATGAATACTGCTACAGCAGCTTCAACTATCCAGATCAGTGGACCAAAAGCTTGCATAGCAATACTAGCAGCTGTACTTATAGCTACTAGAGTACCGACACCCTTAGTCTTTAGCTTATCCCAAGCTCCAAGAGTTTTGCTACTATCAACCTCTGCTTTGAAAGCTGCTAATCCAGCACTAAATCCTTGTTTCTCTACTTTTTCACCTACACCAGATAATAGTTCTAAGCGCTCAGCTCTTGCTAAACGCTGACGTGCTATACTTTGGCGCTGCCATTCTTCGCTACCCTTCTTACTATCACCATAAAAAGCAGCATCAGCTTTAGTCTGTTCCTTAGTAAGACGAATTCTTTCTTTTTGCGAATCTATAATAGTTTGTGCGGTCTGTGCATGGCGAATATTTTCTGCACTACCTTCTGCCATACGCTTGTTAACATCTGCCTGAAGTGTAGATAGCTGTCTTGCAGTTAGCTGCTGTCCAGACTTTAATGTTTCTAGAATGGAGCTCTTATTCTTGTAGTTATTATCACTGGCAATAAAATTCTTTACCGCGTTATCATAACTTGTGTTGGCTTTCTTTAAGTCTTTGTCAAGCTGATCAACATTGAACTGCTTAGTAAGTCTACCAACAATATTTTCACCAAAGGTGGTATTTAATTCTTGTGCGGCTTGAGCAGATGCTTTTGCTGCTTTACCGATATTATCACGCCAACTTGTTATCGAAGGAATAGCTTGTTGAAATATTTTTGCAGCCACCAATGCTATAGCTGCTGCAATTAATCCAGTATTTTCCGCAAATAAATTTACGATAGGCTTTAATCCAGTATTGATAATTTCTAAAATCTTTTGTGCTACATTACTTAAACTGGATAGTAACTTATCATACGGATTAGCTTGTGCCGCTAGCTCCCCAAACTTATCTTTACCTTCTTTAATAACAGCATTAGCAAAAGCTTGGCGCTTTTCAAAGTCCGTTAGACTATCAACACTCTTATTTACACTCTTAGCGTACTGCTCAGCAGCTTTACCAACTTTAGTAAATAAACCCAATTCGTCCAGCAATTCAGGTTCTAGTTTGGTAACACCGCGACTTAAACGACTAAGCGCATCAGTCATATTGACGCCCAAAGCCTGTGATGCACCTTTGGCAACTTTACCCAAATCTAATAGCTGGTCTCTGCTAAGACCTGCCGCGGTAGCCTTAGTGGTGGCTTCCATAGCTTCGCGTAAACTTACAGCACCATCTGTTACTGCTACCAACTGCTTGGAGATACCTCCTAAAGCCATACCGCTAGCAGCACCTAATTTGTCCATGCCTTGAACCATCATTGTAGTAGCTTCAGCCTGTCTTAGAGCATTAAACGCGGCTGTAACTGCGAATAGGTTGGCGGCATAGGTAGCATATAAACGCACTAATCCGCCAAGACCTTGTGCCTCCTTAGCAAAGTCTCGTGCACTAGCCCCGGTTCCACCACCTAGGGCGCGTCCGGTATTATACTCCCTGTTTTCCATTCCAGGGTCAGATGCTTTAAACTTTGCAGCTGACTTCATAGCTTTTTCGGCTGTGCTGGCTGCAGTACTAAGGCTTCTATTTAATTCTTTTGCTTCTTCGTTGCGCTTTTTCAAGCTGCCACTTTGATCGTTAACACTTAGGTTAACGTCTATTCGGTTTCCTGCCATAGATGCTCCTTGGCCTCACTTGGGATGAGATAATTTGTTTGGTACCATTATATCACTGTGGCCTTGAATTGTCAAACCAAAAAATTTTATGCAATAAAAAACCCGCTAGGTTTTACTTAGCGGGTTTTTCTTGTTGCTTCTTTTGCTTTCTAATCTCGTCAATTCTGACAGAATCAATCATGTGGATTAATTCTAAGTAAAACCTTTTATCACACGGCTCAATATCATATGCATCAAACACTTCAAAGATACCGTTTATGTTTTTACCTAAATAATTTCCTCCTACAAATTCCCACTCGTCACGCAATATTTTATATATGCTCAACGCAGTTTGAACTTCAAGCGGAAAATCATCAAATTCAACAGGTATTTCTTCTTCAACCGGCTCAGTGCCCAACTGTTCACACATATCAAAATACTGTTCTTTAGTCATACTAATACTAGCATTTTGCATATAGCTGGTTACTTGGGCTTTAGTAGCTATCAGTTGCTCTTCGAGAAGTTTCCCAGGTCGTTTACTTTTTCACTAACAAAACTGTCAAAGTCGCTGCTGTTTTTCATCAACATAAGTGCGTTTTCTTTGCTGTAGGCTAATTCATCTTCAGGATCATAGTCGCTTACATCAACTGGCACTAACAAGTTAATATACTTAAACTTTAGGCCGCTCCAGCCTTTAATTGCTGCATCAACATATAGTTCCAAGAAAAGATCTTCGTTAAATTCTTCTTGAGTTTGACGGCCCTTAAAGGTAGTTTTTGTAGACTTCTTGCGCAGATTAATCAATCCGTCGCGACTTAGATAGTTGATTTCCAGCTTAAACTCTGGGAATCCTGGATACTCTACTTCAATTGTTTTGCTAGGTACTAGTAGGGATTTTAGGCTAATCTCTTGTGCCATGTGTTTCCTTAGTTTTAATTCTATAGATTAAAAAGTGGTGCCGGAGATCAACCCGGCACCTGCTGTAATTTCACAGCTTAAACTGTTGCGTGATATTCAATAGTGATTTCGTTTGCGGCGTCAATATCGAAGTCGCTGCCAGTGTAACCCTGTGCATTAAAAGTAATTGTAGTACTAATAACTTGCTCAGTATTAACTGTAGGAATCTGCAACATAGCTGCTGGAATCTTTAGGTCAACGTGTGTGCCACTAGCTCCGCCCATTTGTACGTTGATTGCGTAGTCTGGGTCAATTTCGTTAGCAGCATTAGCAAGTAGACCACTCAACAAACCACCAGTATTGCTTGCACCGCTACGTAAGTATGCGGTTAAGGTACCAGTGATACTGCGTGTACCTGTAAAGTAGGTAATTGGCAGGTTTACAACACCTAAGTTAGCTGGTGTTAGATATGTTAAGTTGTTACTTAGGGTGATATTACCACCAGTGATAGGTACTGTGAAGTCACTACCAGTAAAATCGTTAATAGTATTATTAACTTGTAGTACAGTTAACTTATTGGTAATATACTTAGCAGTACTATTCTTTTCCTTGGCATCATTGATACCAGTTGCTAAGTCACTGCCTGTTAGTGGTACTTGTCCACTAGCTGGTGTGCCTGCAGCAATAACTAGCTGACGAATCAAGCTACCCTTACCTGCCCACTGAATGTTGGCGATGGCATCAATACCAAAGTCAATAGTGGCGCTGTCTAGGGCGCAATTGTCTAAAACATAGGCCAGGTCATCAAATATGATAATTAAGCCAAAAGCTTGTAGTTGGTGCTTGTTACTATTTGCAACACTTAGTATGGCTGGATTGCCGTTTGTCCAAGCAGCATTGGCCGTACCAATTGCGATACTTCCTGCAAAAGCATTCCACAAGTAACCTTCTTCAGCTGTAACTGTAGTACCATCATTAAACGGACGTAAGTAAGTTGAGAAGCTAAAATCTAGTGGTTCTAGTGCTGTGTTGAAACTGCGCTGACCACGAGCAGGTGCTGCACCCGCTTCATTTAGTGTAACCGTATCAATTGTTGTATTTTGACTAAAGGTCATGCCTTCCAAAACTTGAATCTCAAAAGTATTAGTTTCGCTAAACAAGCTGCCGGCATCCTTATATGCACCGGCTTTTACACGACCTTGGCTATCTACGTTGGTAGTAAAGAAAACTCTACTATTACGAATTAAATTAACTGCCATAGTTATTCCTTTTTCAATGTATAACCTTGAGCACCTTTACTAGACTATTATCTGTGCTGGTGCGCTTTAGTTATTGAAGTGCATAACGCACTTCTAAGTTAATTTCGCCAACGCCGTATGGAGCCAGCAAACCTTCGTCAGTAGTAATACTCTGGATTAAAATCTCTGTCGTCTCCAGGCTATTAGCCACATCATATTGTAGTACACGGTTATTATCTAAGCATAACTCCAGGTCATCAAGTAGATCTTCTAATTGCTCCTGTGCATTATCTTCGCCGTATACATAAACTTTTATGCACACCTGCAACATTCCCCAGGTAAAGTTGCTTGGTAGGTAATCGCGGGTTTCTGAACCTGGGTGAAGATAAACACATGGAAAGTCCTGTACTTCATCCCAAAACTTTAGCTTTGGATAGCTGTTTTGAAATAAGTTAGTTTTATACTGGCCTGTGCCGTCTATCTCCTTGAATTTTTCGCTTAACGCTTTTACTATACTAGTTCTTTTGCTCATACTAATACTGCCCTCATACGTGCTGCAATTTGTTCTTGCACAATCTCCCTGATTGACTTGGAGATGAGCAGTTTAGGATCGCGACTTCTAGGTAACTCCTGTCTACCGCCTGCACTAAATGTTGCATAAGGGTTTTTCATGTAAGTGTAGAAAGCAGTTATCATGCCTTCGCGACTTTCGCTTAGTTTCTCAACTTTAACACTTTCTGCAAAACGACCGCTACGCAAATTTAATACGTCATTGCGGTTCCCATTACCCATGTTACGCTTTACTTGATCTGTTAAACTAGCGTTTAAGTTAAGCAGAATGGAGCTAAGATCGACTCCTGTTCTGGTAACAATTCCCGGATCTTCTTTAGCGGTTTTACTAACTCTTTTAGCTACTACGCTTATTTTCTTTCTGCGCTTTACTATCTTATTGGTAGAGTTTAATAAAGTAGTAGTCTTTTTAGTTTTCTTTGGCTTTATACCTTTTATTGCCGAAACAATAATATTTTCTATATTATCTACAACACTAGGACTAGATTTTATTCTAATCATCATGATTGCTAGATCACGTATACTGCTAACCCTAAAAGCTTTTAGTAAGTTTTTTCTACCTACAGCATCCAATAAGCTCCATTGCTTTTCTAACTGTCCAAGATCTTCTTGGTTTTCTCGTCTATTTTGTACGATAACAGTTTGAAATAAGCCAGAACTTAGTATTAAACTTAATACATTTGGGTCACCTGCTGTAAGTTCCCCCTGGTGTACTTTGATAATATTTTTCTGTTGTCCAGTTTGCTCTAAGAAATCTTCTACAATTACTTTAAATACATCAGTATCACTACTTGCTTCTTTTAGAGCATTTCTAGCACTCATCATTTCTGCTAGAATCTTACCGGATATAATGGAGTCATCAGCTTTTGTATGACCCCAGTTAATAATTTTTGTAGTTAAATAATTTGAATCAGTTAACTTTGAATTTGTTACTTTGCCTGCTGCAAGTGCTGCTTCTATCTCTTTTTTAATCTTTTGATTAACAATATCTCTGAGATTGGCGAAGCTGTTATGCGCTATCTTTAGAGAAGCTACGCGCTTTTCATCACCTTCAAAGTACGCCACTATATAGGGCTGACTAAATATCCTTTTTAGTTCAGCCAGGTGTACAGACATATTTTTTACTTTTATGCTGTCTACCGTATCTGCACCATTTTCATTAAACGCATCTACAAATTGCTGAAGTACTGTATTAACTTTGTTAAATACTTCAGTGGTCATAACCGGATAGGTTGATGCCATTTTATGCATAGCAGCATTGATACCTTTTGTGGCATACTGTGCTGCTACTGGGGTAATATCTTTACTTTTGATAGCCTTATTAAGTGCTTCGGCTATATCCAACCCGTGTAATGAAAACATGGCTGGAAACAACTTATCAAAAGAACCTTTCCGCAAACCACTAGATTCTAGCAGTTTTTGTAATTGTCCTGTTTTATCACTTTTTAATCTAGCGTTATAGGCTTGCAACGCTGTTGCTAAATCTAAGGCTCTTTGAAAACTCATGTATAATCCGCCACATACTGATCTAGAATACGCTTAATATGTGCGGGTAGATTAGTTGTGCTTACATACTCAATTTGTACGCTATTTGTACCAGGCGCTTTGCTACTGTGTATAGCACCATCATTTTTTCTGTAATAAGTAACTAGATCTAGCACTGCTAGTTTTAAATCTGCAGGTACAAATTCGAAACCTGCAAAGTAAGTAACCTTGTATCCATTAATTAATTCTGGCCAAACTCCACTACTGTCTAGTGAAATAACTGCGTCACCATCTACAACCCAGTCTGTGAATTTCGTAAGCTTGGTGTAATTTTGTCCGTAGTTTGTGCTACGTTCAACACTTATAATTTGAGTAACTGGAGTTTCCTTTAATAGCAGCGTAGAATGGCCACCTTTAAATATCTCAGTTTTAGCCTCATCAAAATAGTCTATAAAACTACGTCTGCAATAAGTTTTTACCAGTTCAGAGACTTTTGGTATTAAAAAATCAATTTCAGCATCATGGTTGGTACTGTTGATGCCAGCATATGTTTTGTATTCTTGTTTAGTAACTAAATCTGCCATCAAGTAGTCCTCCTGTCTTTTAACTGGACTCGTTAGAATCCAGTTAAAAGACAGGGATCATTTGATCCCTGTCCAAGTAACATTAAGCTACGAAACGGATGGCGCTAACACCTGCACCATGGTTTGTAGTAACTTGTGTCATGCCTGTGCGTAGGCTTGCAACCATTACACGACGCTGTGTTTCAACTAGGTCGTCTGTGTCAACACGTAGACCACGCTGATTACCAACTAAGAAGTTAGCTGGAGCATAGCATAGGGCGGCAACTTCGCCAGCTGCCTTAGCAGCAAACTCAGCACTTACTAGTACTGGGCTATTGGCAACACTACCGATTTGACCAGTTAGGATAGTAGCGCGATCGCCAACCTTATCCATTGTCTGGAAGTCTGTGTCATCTAGTAGGTCATAGTAACCTTCTGTGCTAACAACATAGACGATTTCGCTTGGGTCAAGACCCCAGGCACCTAGATCACGACGTGCATCGCGTAGCTTAGCAACGGTTAGCTTGTCGTTATTGCTGATATCTAGTGTAACAGCACTTGCTGCATCAAAAGCAGCTAGACCCTTGACAGGATCTGCACCTGCACCTGCACCAAGAGCAAATGCCTTGTCAACTGCGCGAGCAACACGGCGAACCATGGCGTCACGAACAACAGGCATAATTGCTAGTAGAGCGTCTTCTTCCTCTTCGAAAGCGACATACTCGTTTGTAGCAACCTTGTATGCGTTTAGGGTGATTTCCTTTAGGGCGTGTGTGGCGTTACCACCTGCGCTACCACTTGTACCGAACTGTGCGTTCTGTACCCAAGTTGCCATGCCAGCCTCTGGGTTTACAGGGATGGTCATAACGTTGGTTTGCATGTTGATAGCACGTAGTGTTGGTGCAATTACTAGGCGTCTGCGAACTTCGTTTTCCATTTGCAGGCTAACTTCTAGTTCCCAGGTAGCGCTAGGTACGTGTGCACCGTACTTTTGAACCATTTGACCACCAAACTTGGTGCTCTCTAGGCTCTTACCAGCCATTTTAGCTAGTAGAACTGCCTTTTCCTTGTCGGCATATTGCATTTCGCCAGACTTGCCGTCTTGGAACTGCATTTTGCTCTTTTGAATAGCTTCTAGCTCAGCAGCCTTCTCTTTTAGAGCAGCTTCTAAACCTTCAAGAGCTTTCTTGCTCTCTGCGCGCTCAGCTTCTAGGCGCTTTTCAACTTCGGCCAGTAGCTTGTCAGCACCAGTCTCAGTAGGAGTAACGGCAGCAACAGCAGCCTTAATGCGAGCTTGTAGCTCGGCTTCTGCCTTTTCTTGAGCAGCTTTTTCTTGAGCAGCCTTTTCTTGGGCAGCAACTAGAGCCTTAGCTGTTTGCTCAGCGGCTTTAGCAGCGGCATCAGCTAGCATCTGTTCTAATTGTTTTGGATCCATATTCCATTCCTTTTTAATGTCGCTATTTGCTTCCGTTGAGGACTCTAGCCCTTTAGCTGACTCGCTGCCGGGTGCAAATTGCTGTTTGTACAAACTATATTCCTCGTCAGTATCAAATGACTTGGCTAAATTAAACAATGTATTTT